CCAGAGCAGGCAAAATTAGAGATAATAAAAAGAAAGGCAGCAGGACAAACATGGACAGGAATATCCCAATGGATACAGGAAAAATTTGGGATATCAGTTCATCGCTCAACGATTCAACGTTGGCACGACAAAGAACTTTGGGAAAGAGAAGAGGAAGTTTATCCCGAAGATAGTTTAGATAAGATTAAGTTAGATAAAAAAGTAGCTACTTATAAAGCGGAAGCAGATTTTTATAAGAAGCTTTATCAACAAGTTATTAAAGATACTACAAAAAAAGAACTTATCATTGATGCCATTCATGAATTAGCTCCTGCCTTTGATGCAGTTCCAGTTTATGATGCACCAACTCTAAGTAAAGATTTATTTGGTAAAAGTCCACAAACTGTTGTAGCTCCTCTTACAGATACCCACATTGGAGAATCTGTAAATGCTGAACAGATGCTTACCCTGAACAACTACAATTTTACAATCTTTAATAAAAGATTATTTGGTTGGTCACATCAACTTTTAAATCTTGTAAACTATCGAAGAAACATTGCTCCGGTAAACAATCTTATTATTCCTATGTTAGGAGATATGATTAGTGGGGATATCCACGAAGAGTTAGCTAGAAGTAATATCTCTAATTGTATGGAGCAAATGATTCGTGGGGCAAACCTTATTGCTCAAGCTCTTCTATATCTGGCTCCACATTTTCAATCCATTGAAGTTCCATGTGTTGTTGGTAATCATGGACGAATGACTAGAAAACCCCCGATGAAAGATAAGTATATGGATTGGGATTATATGTTGTATCAGTGGGTTGCAGCATTTTGTAGAAACCAGAAGAACATTAAGTTCGATATTTCTAAAAGTTTTATAAATCTATTCTCAGTTTATAACAATAAGATTTTGATAATGCATGGGGATAGTGTTTCAGGAGCCGGAAGTAATACTTCTATTACAGGCGCAATTACTAAACTTAGAGGAGTTCTTCAATACAGAAAGAATCTTGCTACTGAGTTAGGTCTGAATGAAGAGGTAGTACATTTTGACAATGCAATGATTGGGCACTTCCACCGTATTGATGAGATTGATATTGGTACAGGTGAGCTACATATCTGTGGTTGTATGAAGGGTCCAGATGAATTTGCTTTGCAGAGATTACATGCAGCCACTAAACCAAAGCAACTAGTAACATATTGGCATCCTAACTATGGATATGTTGGTAAAGAAGTAATCTATTTAAATCGTTATGATGATGTCGAAGATGCTGATGCTGCGAATATATTTCGTGATTATATTCCGAATGAATGGTCTAGACTAATTATTTAATAAACTTAGTATAATATTTTTATGGAGAGTATTATACATGTTATCAGCTAGATTTGAGATTACAGGTAATTTTTCACCAAATACAGAAGAGGCAAAATATGCAATTAGTTGGATTAAAAATTTAGGGGAGGAATTAGCTAAAGTATGCTACTCTACAGTTCCAGTTAAAACAGGTAATCTAAGGGACTCCATACAGCTTAGACAGTCATATGGAGGAGGATTTGAATTACTTTACTTAGCTCCCTATGCATACTCAGTACATGAAGGAGCAGCTAGAGAGCCAAATTTTTCTGGAAACTATAAAGCAAAAACTAGAAGACATAGAAGAAGACTTGCTAATGGAAAAACTGTTTCAGTACGAGAACATACAAAGGTTTATAAAACTGGTTATAAACCAGTAGCTACAGGAAGTCGGCTTTGGAACCCTAGGCAAGAGGTACAATGGTCAGCCGTGGATGTTACCAGAACCCGAACTGCAAACCCTTGGATACAAAATGCTTGGAGAATGGTTCTTGCCAGAGTAGATACTCTAGGTAGATCGGTCTTACCAGTAGTACTAGATATAGAACGTTATGAAGGAGGTTAGACACTATGAGTGATTCAACAGTGGATGTTACTAAAGTATCACCCAACCAAGAATATATTATTGCGAGACATAGCAGAATGGTAGGTAGAGTATTAGACTTAGTTGAAGCTGCCTTACCAGAAGGTAGTCAATGCGATAAGTTTAAAAAACTTGTGCAAGTTCCATTATATGATTTTCGTAATGAAATGTTATATTTAGAAGATAAAGGATTACCTACGAATTCGTAAAACATATTATAAATTCGTAGGATTTTTTAGAATTGTGCGTATAATAATATAACGTTATTTTTAACGTTATATTTTGTTCTGTTTTAGGGGGTCGGAGGTGGCTTAGACCAACCCCTCATAGATAGAGTAATAACCTATTTAGGAGGGTTTTGGTATGGCAGATGTAACGGAACGGATCGAGAAACAGATGGAAGGTACAAATCTTGCATTGGCTGCTGTCGCTGAAGTCTTGCAGAAGATGGACTCTCGTTTGACTAAGGAAGACGAGCAACTTCAACAGAATGCTCAGGCAAATGCTAGGGCTGATTTGGTGAAGTCCATTGCTAACGAGGTGCTTTCGGTAATCAAAGAAGATTATCAAGGGCTTGAAGTTAGTGGGAAAGAGCGCAAGGCTAAGTCAACTGGTGGGACTCCTCAGAATGCTGATGATAGTGAGAGTGGCTCAAGCCCTAACACCAACATCAAGGATCAGCAGAATACCATTCAGGCTATGCGAAAGCAAGATGGTAATGGTTATGAAGAGGAAGAAGAAGAGGACGAGACGCAGAAAGCCTATAAGGGTATGCGTAAGAATGAAGGCTACGAAGAAGAAGATGATGATGAAGTAGCTGAACTTCCTATAGAAGAGAAGGGCTGGGATGATGAAGAGGAAGAAGAAGAAGAACCTACTGAAATGAAGGCTATGCGAAAACAGATTCAAGCTATGAAGAAACAGCTTGAAGCTACTGAAGCTGGAATGCAGAAGGCTATTCAAACTGAGTCTGAAAATAGATTACGAAAGATGGGATTCCGGGAAGAGAATGGTCTTAAGGCTCCCAAGTTGACTAGTGGTTTGGGGATTGATTCAACTCCAATCATCAAGTCAAACAGTGTTGATGTAGTGGATCAGCTTGCTGATCTTTCCTACGGACAACTCCGTGATCTTCAGCATCAAATAGAGATGGGGAATACTGACGGTCTTCCTCAAGAGCTACTAGGATAATTTTTTACAGGAGGTTTCTGAAGAATGGCTAATCCATCACTATCAGAATATCTAGCCCAATCGCAGCGAGGTCTGTATAACTCAGTATTCGGTCCAGAGTACTTGATGAAACAAACCTATTTCACTGTAGATACGGCTACAGGTATCTTTAATACAACTTATGGTAGAAAGGTCTGGCAAGCATTGAACAACCAGACTCGCTTCTTCAACGCCATACCTAGAACGGTATGGGGTAACACTGCTGGTTGGAGGGTCAGGACAGACAGAGGTTCGTCCCGAAGCCGTCCAGTAACAGAGACAGGCAGTCTTCCGACAGTAGATGTCTCCAACATTGAGACGGTATCGAGTTTGCCTCGTATCGTTTCAACAACCTTTGGTGCCAGCGTGAAGTCCGTCTTCACTGCTCAACTAGAGGGTGGTGTTGGGGATGTTCTGGCACTGGAGAATGAGAATGCTCAGTTGGATCACATCAAAGAGATTAACGAAGAGCTTCTCGCAGGGTCTGCTTACATTACATCAGCAGGCGCAACTACTACGTTCACAGTTCCAGCAGCTATTGCCAAGCATTTCAAGATTGGTGACGCTGTAGGACAGAGGGATGATTCTGCCGCTGGATTCGATAGGACTTCTGGTTCTGTTGTTTCAGCAGTAAACACTAGTACTGGTGTGGTTACAGTCGCTACAGGTACGACTTATGCCGATGGTGACCTAGCCTTTATTTACAGCAGGGCTGGTATGACTTCCATTGATGACATCGTTGCTGAAGATGCAATGGGTGTCGGTGGAGTTACTGGTGGAGCTAATGTTAGGGCTTATGACTTGACACAAGCTGGACGAACTGCCGGTGATTGGGATGCCGGTGCATCCGTTAGTTACAACAGTGGTACAGGTAGAGCTTTGAGTCTCAACCTTTTGGATACCGCTATACAGAAGATCAGGGAAAATGGTGGAGAGCCTAAACTGATTCTTCTTG